CGATTCCACGAATTCCTCGAATCCGAGGTGAAGGCAGGAGAGGTAGTGCCATGAGGAGAAGAGCACGATCCTCGAAACGATGGATGGTAGAAAAGGAGTAGATCACAATGATTGGAACTTGTAAAATCTGCGGCGCCGCATACGAAACGACAGAGGAGGATGCAAACATCCCGCTCTGGTGTGCCGGCCCCCGGGATCGCCTATGCCCGACATGCTACAGATTTTACTATAAAAACAGGAGCGAGGCACGGAAAGCATGAACCTGATCGAGATCAACCGGGAGCCGAGCGTGGCCTGCCCTGAAACCGGCGAGGCCGTGCTCCTATGTGAGTGCGAGAGATGCCAACATTTCTACGGCTACAACACCGGCGAGACGAAGATCGGCTGCACCTATCACTCCTCCCCGAGGAATGATAGATCCGACGATCCTTATTTGAGAAATTACGGTCGTGGCTCGATCGTGAGGCGCGGCCCCTCACATCCATCTATTCTCGGAAACAGTCCATCATCGGTGTAGAGCCAAACCGAATACATTATATATCTTGGAGTAGATCTATGAATATGAGGCAGCGGAACAGCGCGAAACCAAAGCTCCAGGTCTACGTAAGCCGGGAGGTTGCGGATCGACTCAGAGATTACGCCTCAAATGTGGGGGTGTCCGCATCGTTTGCCACAGAAATGGCGCTGCGGGCATACCTCAATATGGAGAGAGTGAAATTATGACGAAAAGGTATAACTGTGTCGGCCCCTGCGCCACCGCCTGCAAACCGGGAGCGGGAACCGACGCTCAGGATGGTACGTTCGATCGTATATTGGTTGCGGCCGCGGAGCATGCCGCACGCGAGGCAGGGCTCCCGGGGCGCGCGGATCGCATGATCGCCTGCCGCTCCTGCGGCGCACCGACCGCGAGCAGCGACGGGATCTGCCCCGACTGCGCCGAGGCGCTCCGGGTCGAGCGGGCCGCGGCCCTGGCCGAGCGGTGCCGTATCCACCGGGTGCGGTACGTCGACGATCTCCCGGTGAGTGTGCTGCAGGAGATGCAGGCCGAGTGGGGGCGGTGCTGATGGATGCAACAACGATCTCGGTATCAGAAGTCGTGTTCCGTGAGGATCTGTATCCTCGCATTGAGCACGATCCGCGACTCGTGCAGAAGTATGCCGAGGATCTCGACGTCCTCCCACCGATCGAGGTTAATCAGCACTATGAACTGATCGACGGCTGGCACCGCTGGACAGCATACCGGAAGATCGGCGCTGAAACCATACCTGTGATTATCACGCAGACAAAGAGCGATGTCGAGCTCCTCTCGCTCGCAATCGAGCGGAACGCCAAGCACGGGCAGCAACTTACCAACGCGGATAAGAGGAAGATGGCGATCCGCCTCTTCAATAGCGGCGCCGGGGTGTCTGATAAGGCATACCTCGCAAAGATCCTATCTGTCTCGCAGAAGACAATCAATCGCTACCTCAAAGAGACGGAAGACCGGATCAAGGCAGATCGCGACGCGAAGATTTTCAGCATGTATCTCTCCGGCCACACCCAGCAAGAGATCGCGGATGCGGTCGGCATGAGCATCGGTGCGGTCAATCAGCGCACGGATGTTTGTTCAGATTTGGACAAGTGTCCAAAAGTGAACAAGATCGCCGCACTCTTCGAGGACGATTTCAAAGCGCCTTTATACAACGTGTGGCGGTTCTCGAAGTCCTCAAACAACGTCGCGCACTTCGGAGAGTCTGAACAGACGATCGTCGAAAACCTCCTCTATCTCTACACCAAACCGTTCGATCTCGTGGTCGATCCGTTCGCAGGCGGCGGGTCAACGATAGATGTCTGCAAGAAACGCCTCCGACGGTACTGGGTGTCCGACAGGAAACCGATACCCGAGCGAGAAACAGAGATCCGCAAACACGACATCGTAACAGACGGCGTTCCCCCACTCAACAACCGATGGTCTGACGTAGCACTGACTTACCTCGATCCGCCGTACTGGAAGCAGGCAGAGGGCCAATATTCAAACGATGCCACAGACCTGGCAAACCAGAGCATCGAGGACTTCACGCACAACCTCTCGAACCTCGTGATCGAGATCGGCAAACGACAGTCCAAGGGAGTGATCGCGCTCCTCATCCAGCCGACACAGTGGAAGTCACCCAATCGGAAGTTTACCGATCATGCCTTCGATGTGATCCGCGCGGTGCAGGACTCCGGGGTCAACCTCGAACTTGTAAACCGTGTATCGTGTCCCTACAACAGCGAGCAGTACACCCCGCAGATGGTGAACATAGCAAAGGATGAGAAACTCCTCCTCGTGCTCACACGGGAACTGATCATCTGGAGGTGCGGCGTATGAGCGGAGAGATGCGGTTCCGCGTCCGGCTCGGTCGCTCGCTTGACCCCCGATACCGGTACTATCCCGAGTGGTATTTAGAGATCACCGGCGAGGACGGCACCGAGACGACAATATCGCCGCGTTACCAGGAGTTGTGCGATATCTTCGAGCAGATATTCGCGCACGAGTTCCTCAACGATGCGATGCGCGACCGCACTCCCGACTACACTCGGAAGCGGCTGATGTTCCACCTCCCGGTACTCCTGGATAACGCACAGACGCGCTTCGGGAAATATTGGAAGAACCCAGTCGAGATCCCGCGTGAGTATCACATTGGGAACCGACCCATTTACCTCGATGAAATTGATTCAGTGGAGGCAGCAATATGACCGACCTCCCCGCAACCGCAAGCGCTGAGGTCCCGGTGACCTATGACCCTGAGAAACTCCGCCTGATCGATGAGAATCCACTGGAGCGGGCGTTCATGGCCCGGATCCGGGCAGAAGAATACCGCGAGGACCTCGCCGCCCTGCAGCGCGAGTTCGACGAGCGGCCGGACGTCATCGAGATCAAGCGCCTGATCGACCGCTGCGAAGAGGAGCGGCGGCAGTGCATCGAGCAGGCGAAGGCGGCGGGGATCAGCAAGCAGGGCTCGTTCCGGCTCAAGGTCCGCACCCGCAAGCAGCGCACGGTGATCCCGGAGCGGTTCTTCGCCCGATTCGGCGCGGAGACGTTCGTCCGGTGCTCCACTGTCGCGATCGGCAAAGCTGAGGCTCTGCTGGGCAAGGGGGCGTTCGACGACTGCTGCGAGGTCGCGGTCAAGGAAACCGGCGTCAGTGTTGAGTATGAGCGGCCGGAGGGGTCGGAATGATCCCCGCACTCCCCTGCGGCACGTTCTCCGACGGTGACACCCCGGCAGGTGCGTTTTACGTCGCGGCATTTGAGGACGGCGACGTCCCGCACCATGTCACCGAGTGCCGGATCGAGACCCTGGTCCAGGCGCTGCGGGCGCTCCAGGCCTGCGGCTACGACGACGTCGAGGTCGGCAGCGTCGAGCGCGGCGGGAAAACACACCTGCTCCTGATCGGCCTCGACGGCGAGGCACGGTTCGGCGACCGGCAGATCGGCTGCATCGCGGTCGCTCCGGTGGGGGTGGACTGATGTCCGACCTACCCGCGACCATGAGTACTGCGGTTCCGGCGACATACGACCGCGAGAAACTCCAACTCATCCGCGATATGTGTGCGAAGGGCGCGACCGACAACGAGTTCCTTGTCATGATGGAACTCGCCAACCGCTACCAACTCGACCCCTTCTCCAAGCAAATCTGGCTCGTTAAGTATGGTGACTCTCCGGCTCAAATCTTCTGCGGCAGGGATGGCTACCTCGCTATCGCCCACCGCTCCGGCGTGTTCGACGGGATGGACGCGGGCGCGGACAAGGATGCCGAGGGGCAGCTCTACGGGTGGTGCAAGGTCTGGCGCAAGGATATGTCGCACCCCTTCGAGGTCCGCGTCTATGCGTCCGAGTACAGCACCGGCAAGAACCTCTGGAAGGACAAGCCCCGGACCATGATCCAGAAGGTCGCCGAGGCACAGTGCCTCCGCAGGGCGTTTAGCATCTCCGGGCTCTACAGCCCCGAAGAGATCGATACCGGCGATCGACCGGAACCCCGTCTCATCGGCGAGGTGCCGCCTGCGACCCCGACAGCCTGCGAGGTCTGCGGGATCCCGGTGCCGGAGGAGATCCGCGAGAAGACCAAGCCGCACACCGACCGGGTGCTCTGCATCGAGCATTTTACCGAGTGGTGGAACGCGCAGAAGGAGGTGCAGGCATGACATTCGCCCCGAAAGAGATCATCCTCGGCGCCACGGTGCCGCTCGAAAACGGCGGCGCCATAACTTTCTCAATCGCCGGGCATGTCGAGGCCGAACGGGATTACGACGACGCGGCCGTCATCTTCTCCCGCAAACTCCTGAAATATACCAACTGCGCGACGGACGCAGACCGGCTCACGGTGCGGCAGGTAGTCGCCTCGATTACCTCGACGCCGCTCGACAAGGTGCCGGACGTCGGAACGCCTACCCCTCCGGCCCCGGTCAAGGAGCCTGTGAAGGTCGCGACACCCCCCACCGTGGCAGAGCAAGCGGCGGCGGCCGTCGCACAGTGCATCAAGCCACCGGCGACTGCACCAGATCTCGCGCCGAGTGCACCACCGACCCCAGAGGCCTCCGTGTCAGGTGCACCACAATCCGGAGAGGTCTGTGCGAACTGTGGTGCGGCTGTGTCGGCGAGCCAGGCGAAACTCTCGCAGCTCTTCCAGGGCAAGACGCTCTGCAAACAATGCATGGAGGCGCCGTAATGGCATCATACTCAGAGTTTCATTCCCTCGGCAGTGACGCCGAGGGGATCAGTGCCGGCGTCTCGTTACGGCTCACAGGTGCAGACATCCAGACCGCACGGCTGTTCGTGCTCCGGGTCTTGGATGTTGCCGGCGAGTTCGCCCGATCTCTGGACCTCCCTGGGTCTGTAGGAGAGGAACACGTGATCCGGTCCCAGACATCCGGCCCGTGTGTGCACTATGACGAGCAGACGGAGTACGCGGCGGACGCCTACCCGTGCACCTACCCGTACGGCGACGGCGTCTGCCCGCACCTCGACAACCCTGAGATCCTCTGCCCCGTCAAGGACGCCTGCGCCGCGATGTCTGAGGTCGCCCGGATGCGGGGTGTCTGCGAGGCCGAGCAGGATGAGCAGGACGCTGATGCGGCGACCGGGGAGCCGGTCTACGAGACCGCCGCACCCGAGTGGGTCGAGCCGGAGCCGGACGACGGAGTACTCCACACCCACACCGTACCTGCGACCCGCAAACCGCACCCGAACGCGTGGAGCGATGAAGAGATAGAGGTGATCCGGCGGGCGCGGAATGCGAAAGAAGCGGCGACGCTCTACTCCGAGACGTATGGTATCTGGAAACGCTCTCGTAGCGCTGTAACGACTCGGTGGTACAAACTCCGGGCAGCGGGGGGACTCATCGCGCCCGCCCCAACTCCTGATTTTGTCGGCGACACGACCCCGGTGACGCAGTGTGGGGTGCCGGTATTCCGCCCCGGCGACCGGGTGCGGATCACGCACGCGCTGCACCGAGGGCAGACCGGCAAAATTAAGCGGTATCTCCCGGCGACGGAGAACTACCTCGTCGCGATCGACGGGCTGCCGGATATGGTGTGGCTCTCTGTGGATTATCTGGAGGCGGTCTGAATGACTGATAATCTTGTCGAGGCGCGCCTGGACGCACAGCGCGAGGGGGTGCGAGCGTGAACACCTGTGTCGGCTGCCGGTCGCACTACCGTGAGCGGCACTGGTGGCTATTTGAGATCGACTTCTGCGGGCTCACCGGCGACGTGGTCGGGTTCGAGTGCCCGATCGGATGCATCGATACAAGGGGATGCTCAGCATACGAGCGCCGGCCCGCATGGCCCGAGGGGGCGATCGCGTGAGCGACCCCTACATCCCGTCCCGGATCCGCGGAGGAGCCAGGCCATCCGTCAGCGATTGTGTAGGGTGCCCCGACCGCGAAATCCGGCGATATAGCTACCGAAAGATCCGGATCTGTGGGGTCACCGGGACGACGTTCCGGCAGACCCTGCAGTGTCCGAAGTTGAGCAAGAAGTACATGGACGGGCGGACCGTCTCCCTGGCAGTTGACCGGCCCGCCCGGACGACCACAGCATTACACGAGTGATCGACAATGATAACTATTGATCCAGAGTTTAAAGCATTGATCCCGCCCCTCCTCCCAGAAGAGCGGAAGGGGCTCGAAGAGTCTATTTTAAAGGAAGGATGCCGCGATGCCCTCGTAGTGTGGAAAGGTCACAACATTCTGGTCGACGGACACAACCGCTACGAGATCTGCACGGCGCATGGGAAACCGTTCGAAACCGTCGAGATAGAGTTCGCATCGCGCGATGACGCGATGGTCTGGATCATCGACAACCAGGTCTCACGGCGAAACCTCACTCCATTCGCCCGGGGAGAACTCGCCCTGAAGAGAAAACATATCATCGCGGCGAAGGCGAAGAAGAATCAGGCTTGTGGGCAGGGCGGTGTTTTGCTTTCACAGAATTCTGTGAAAGCAATCGAAAAAATAGACACTCAGAAAGAGCTCGCCAAGATTGCCGGGGTGTCCCACGACACCATCGCCCGGGTTGAGAAGATCGTGCAGAAGGCACCGGAGGAGGTGAAGGAGAAGCTCCGGCGCGGCGATCCGGGCGTATCAATCAACAAGGTCTTTAACGACATCAAGAAGGAGGAGACCCTCCAGAGACGCCGGGAAGAACTCGCTGAGAAGGGGGCGGCAGTCGTCAAACTTCCGCCGTCCGTGCAGGTGTACCATGGCGACTTCCTCAAGGACTATCATATACTCGGTGAGGGATCGGTCGATTGCATCATCACGGATCCGCCATACGTTAAGGACTGGTTGGAGAACTATGAGGGATTCGCGCGGGCGGCGAAATACGTCCTGAAACCCGGCGGATTTCTGATAACCTACGTGGGCCACATTCATCTCGATCGCATCCTCGATCAGATGTGCAGACACCTTGACTTCTACTGGATTGCCGCCCTGAAACACGCCGGAACGACAAAGGCAGTTCATTCTCGGAGTGTGATGTGTGGGTTTAAGCCGATCCTGATATTCCACAAGCCGCCCCGGATGGCCCCGAAGCGGTATTTCTGCGATGTCATTCTCGGCACCGGGCGCGAGAAGTCGGCGCACGAGTGGCAGCAGGGCAAGGAAGAATTGCGGCAGATATTCGAGCCGTTCACCGATCCGGGAGATACCGTCCTCGATCCATTCATGGGATCCGGCACGGTCCTCGATATGGCCCGGGAGATGGGGCGGAAGGCGATCGGGTTCGATATCGACGCGGTGAACGTGCAGATTGTCAGGGGGCGGGTTGCAGGTGTCACGTAAAGATTGGCGAGCCCTTAACGCAGGATACTCTCATGATCCGGAGTTCGTCGTCGCCGCGAAGCTCAACGCCCTCTTTATCCACGATGGCATCCGGGCTGAGCGTCCGGTCGGGCGAGACCGGGCGAAGTTCTCGCCGCAAGACGTGATCGTCCACACCTACGATCGGCGGTCACTGACGTTTGGAAAGGAGATATGCAAGATCGACGTTGAACGCAAACCCAACGATGTTTTCGAAGAATATCCCTCGCCTCCGAGACGGTGGCACTCGTGGTCATTTCTCGCCCGGAAGGTCGATAAGGCGTCGAACCGGGATCAGGATGTTTACCTCCTCGTCGATCGAGAGATATCCGATCGGGTATTCTGGATCACATATGGCGCGATCCGAGGACACTTCTCGTTAGTTACCGAGGTGGATGAGTGGCTCGTCCGGGATCGGTATTATCGCACACCGATTGATAGTCAGATCGCCGTGCAGAGGGGATACTCGACACTCTGTCAGTATATCGTCGGTCTCCGTGACGGGAAGAGCGACCTGCGGACGTATGGAGTGATCGCATGACCCGCCCGATCCTCTACATCTCCGGCCCCTACTCCGCCGGCAACGGGCGCACGGTCGCGGAGAATATCGCCGTCGCCCGGGCACATGCGGTCGCGGCGTTCAGGAGGCGGTACCGGTGACATTCATCCCCGCCGGCGAGGCGCGCCTGGATCTCTACACCGACGCGCTCTTGCTCGATATCGGCTGGGATACGTTCGTGGTGCCGCTCGCCCGGCTCGCTGACCTCACCGCGCACCGACGGCGCGAGGTCGTGGTATCCCGGCGGTACTGGGGGGATGCGCCGGGCACGTTCCGCGACGTCGAGCAGGGGCTCCGGCTCCGGCGGTCGCAGACAGATCGGTCGCTGATGCTGACCGAGCAGGGGCGCGTCTACACGATGCCGATCCGCGCCGTGCACGATGTCCGTGAGGGGCGGGAAGAGTCCTGCAGGATCTCACTGCTCGTGACCGATGCGCGGCAACTCGACGACACCCACAGTAGGCAGACGGTGCTGGAGGTGCGGGCGTGACCCCTGGCGATGCCTCCGTCACGCTCGATATCGGCGGCCTGCCCGTGGTGCTCGTGCTCCCGGAGCGCGATGTCGAGCTAATGATGTGGACGTATCGGGCGAATCGCATCCTCCAGGGGGGGCGCGACGATGAGTGATGATATCACCCTCCCACCCGGCGCGAGGCTCGACCCGCGACGGGGCCAGCGTGGCGGGCAGTACGTCATCCTCACCTGCGCGATCTGCGGGCGCGAGGTGCGGCACCCGCTGCCGTGGTATCGCGCTCGACTGAAGCGTGGGGGAGAGCCAAAGACGTGCTCGCTGACGTGCGGCGGGGAGTATCGACGACGGGGGGGGGTGCCGAAATGAGGTTCCTCTGGTTCACCGCTGGGTTCCTGCTCGGGGTCGTCACGACGACGCTCGGGCTGCTCTGGATGATGACAATGGCGGTGGTCGCGTGACTGGCAACGGCCTCGCCGCCCCGGAGTGGTGCCTCGGGTGCCCCGATCCGATCTACGACGACCGGCGCGGGGATTGGGATTGGTACTGTCGGCAGCATTCGCCGACCGGGATCAGGTGCAGTAACGTCGCGGTGCTCCGGGAGCGGTGCTACCGCGTGCGGGATTATTTCGCGAGAAAGGAGGCGATGCAGTGAGTTATATCGTCCTAAAAATACCTACTGAATCACAATCATTCCGCGCCGCATTGACCGACGCGACGCTCCGGGA